CCTAAATTAAAAGCAAATGAAACTAATGCGTTAAATTGATTTTGTGTCAGTTTTGATTTTACTAATTTATCTACATCAGCAGCAAACTTATCAGCAGTTTCTTTTAGCATCCATTTAGCAGTTAATAAACTAATAGGATTGTCATTCATAGTTACTTTTTTACCACTAGGATAAAATGTGTTTCCATAACCTATCGTAGCTACTTTTGCGCTGCATAAATAAGGCACTAAACTTAAACCTTCAAACTCTTGAATTAACTTATAACCGTTTTCGTCTAGTTTCATTGTTTTGACTTTTTATGATTATCAAAATCTGTTTTAAACTTTCGTAGTCTTTCGCTAGTTCGTTGTATTTGTCTGTTAATTGTCTATGTAACTTTTCCCAGTTTTGAGACTTTTCAACTTCTTTGGCGTAACTCATTTGGATATTATTAAAGTCAGTTTGTAAGGTAAGATTATGTTTTTTAATATCTGTTACTTCTTGCATAACTTCATCCATTCTATTTTTATAAACAGTCAAGAAATCGTCATACATTACTTTCATAGTAGATACTGCATCTTGCCTTTGCTTTGCTCTACCACCAAAAAACCACATAACAGGCGCACTTAATGTAGCTAAAATAGTTTGCCAATATTCATAAAGAAAATTTACCATAACAAATAAGAAAGTATTACTCCAATTACTAAAAAAAACTCTCCAACCCACAAATCTTTATCGCTTTCAAATTTTTCTAATTCGCCAATAATTCTGCCGCTTTGTTGGAATGATTCAAAAGAAAATAAGAAAATGAAACCTATAAAACTAGGAACAAAGATTTTAAACGCTATTTCAGTAGCAATATATGTATCAGTAATTGATTCGCGAATTGCAAAATACAATATACAACCCGCAATAAAAGCTATTGGAGCGTGTAAATGCCATCGGTTTAGTATTATCATATCTAAACTCTTTATATCTCTTAAAATCGATTTTAATATCTTTTTCATCACGAATTGAGCAAAGTTAATAGTTCGCTTTTTTCCTCATCGCTCATCACTTGAACTTGTTTAGTAACTAAATCGATAATAACATCGTTAAGTGTTAAACTTGGCGCAATTACTTCTTGCTCAACTTCTATTTCAAACTCTATTGTTTCGTATGAAAGTCCTTGTGGAATATCATTTAAGTTTAAAGTTTCAATAGTTTGGTTTCCTAGTGTGTATCTATATTTTATCATCTTGCAGTTGTGAATGTTTGTTTTAAAGAAAAGTAATCACCGTAGATATTAATTGAAGTCAATCCAGTTGTTTTTTGAATACCATTTAAAAAGTACATTGCTGTTGTTGTAGCTGGAATATTACTAGCGTTTGTTGCTACTAAAGTATCATTTATGTAAAATCCTACTGATGTTGCGTTAGCGTTTATTTCTATTCTTAATTTTGTCCACGCGCTAGCAGTTACCGCAACAGTTGAATCAGTTGATGTTCTTGTACCTCCATTTCCTGTTACACATTTCCAATTTGGTGAAGCACCAATACCACCACTTGCAAAAACTCCTCCCTCGTCATAAATAAAACTAATTAAATTGTTGCTTGTTGTTATGCTTGAACCGGTATAAAGTCCAAACACATTTACAAATCTATTTGCCAAAGTTGATAGCGTTTCTATATTTATCAAAACCTCGTAAGAAATAGCACCATTTCCAACAAAAAATGTAGGTGTATTTCCCGAACCTAATCTATAACTCGCGCCTCCAGTAATCAAAGTTCCAGTAGCAAGTTGTATAACTCCTTGTTGATTTGTTCGATTCGGATAAACGCCTGTAATTCTAGCAGCAGAACCAGTACCAACTGCCGACATTGTAACTCCAGTTGATGTTGAAATTCCAGCATTATCATTAGTTCCTAAAAAATCATCAAAAAAATCAATTCCTTTGGTTCTATTAGAATCTACAATTAAATCAATTATGTTTTTATTTTCCCAAATATCAGTCGCAGAAGTGTAAGCTAATAATTGATTGTTTGTTTCGCTAGTTATCTTAACGTTATGCAATTCGTTTAACTCATAACCATTGTCTACCTTAACAAATATTGAACCTTGCGTAGCGTGTGCGCTTACTACATAACCGATAATAACTAAATGATTTGGTGCAGTTGGTTTTACTTTTGTAATTCTACCTGCAACCGTTGGAGATAAATATAAAATATCACCATCTGCCCACGTTTCACTTTGTAAAGAACCCGTTGTGTTTACGTTTCTTATAAGTCCGCTTGTAGTAATAAAACCCTCTTGATTGTTGTTTATTGTTTCTGTGACAAGCCCGATTGTTTCAGCCGATAAAGCATCTGTTGTGGCTTGTGCTAAATCAACTTTCAATCTTTGACCTTGTGCGCCAGTAACTCTTACCGCTTGGTAATTGGCTTCTAATAGATTTACGTTAGTTGCGGTTTTGTTTACTACTCGAATAACATTTTCTTGACCTATTTGCAAAGTAACATTTGCGCCTTTTAGTTTTAAATCAATCGTTCCATCGGTATCGTTCCAAACCATTGAACCCGCACCCGTTGGAATATTTGTCGGAGTTGTGTCAAACTCTATGTTTCCAGTAAGTAAACCAAACTCTCCTAAATCTACATCTTGTGTAGCTCCAGTATAAGGAACTCCTGCGGCTGGAATATCAGAAGTAAAAGCTAGTGTTCCGCTTCCATTTGGAACCAATACTACGTTGTCAGGATTTGTTGGTGTTTCAAAATTAAGCAAAGTGCCATTTGCGTTTAAGTTTCTTTGAATACCATTTGATGCGTATACAGTTGTTTCTTCATCAATACCATCATTTTCTATAAATGATAAACCATCTATGCTAATTCCAGCGGTTAAATTAGGATTTCCAACAGAATCAAATGCAATTGCAGTATCAGTTAATAGGTTATCTTCATTAACTACTTCCTGAAGTGTAGGAATAAAATTATGATAAATTTCCCATTCTGCTGCGCCTTCTGTATTATCTGTACAAATGTAAGTTGTTCCGTTATCTAAAGTCCAAAATGAACCAACTTTAAAACGCAATGTTACGTCAAAACTTGAATCTGGAACTAAATCAAAACCATTACTTGAATTACGAATAAATCCGCTTTGGTCAAATACGTGTCTAAATCCATTCTGCCACATATCTTCATACTGATTAGAGCATATCCTAGAAATACCACCATTACCGCCAAAATCATAAGTTCCCTTTTTAAGTAAAGAAGTATTTTCTAATTCAATCGCATCGGCATTGTTTACGAGTATATTTTCGCCACCAGTTGTATTGCCTAAATCTAAAGTTTGCGCTAGTGTTTGCGAACCGCCACCGCCACTTGTACGTGTTACATTAACTTCAATAATATTAGGATTTACTGTAATATCAACTACATCAATCGTTTCTTGAACTACTATGTCTATTATATCGCTCATTATCTTGTTACATCGTTTTTAATTAGAAAATTCCCTGAAATATAGGTTTTTACTTCACCATCAAAATTAAATTCAATGTCGTAAATATAGTTAAACGCTGGTATGTTAATGATTTGAGTATTGATTTTAAATAAACCATTTGCAGCATCAGTAATAGTTATCCCTGCATTACCTACAGATGTTAAAGATAAACCAACAACACCGCCATATTCCTTTCGTAATTGCATACGAATAACTGTGTCAGTTAAATCTACTTCAACATCATTTATTTTTATTTGAAAGTCCACTTCGTCGAATGTGTCCGACTTTATGTGCTGGAAATTTAATTGGTTCATTTTCTATTTGTTTTAAAAATAAATGTAATTTTTTTACGTTTATCGCTTTTGGTTTATATGTTTCGATTATATTACCCATCCTGTGAAATTTGCATCTTTATCAGGAAATACATCAGCATTTGAATTAGCATTGTATTCAGGAAAACTAACTTGATTAAAAGCCATATAGTCAATAAACCTATTTGTATAACTTTGTGCTACATCACGCTCTTTTGCTATTAAGAAATCAATTTCGTTTTTATCTACGTTTGTGCTATTCTCTGAATTATGTTTAAATACACCTTTGTTGGCTACTGTATACGCTGCGTAAGGTAAAAACTCTACCATAGCCCAATGTATTAGCATCGGTTTAATATAAGTCGTTAAAAGCGTTGTATATGGTTCTATTAAATCATCGCTTACAATATCATCATTTAATCTATTAAAAAGCCGAGTGCCTAAATAGTTCTGAATGTGTACGTCTTGCGCTATTTTAATAAATTGAATAAACTTATCTGTATCTAAATTTCCGTTTAAAACAGTAAATTTTACAATATCATCTCTTGAAATAAAAAGTGCCTGTGCCATTTGTTAGTTTTTAAATCCCATTTTGTCCCAATACTCTTGCGTGAATCCTTTTGTTGGCATATCAGCTGGTTTCATAGCCACTTCTTTTTCGTTTCTAATTCTATAACCAAACTTTTCAGCTATTGCGTTGCTCAAAGGTTTTGCAGTTGGATTTGTAGGGTCTATTTTTACACCCTCTAAATTTGCGTAAGTTCTACGTAGCCATTTATGTTGGCATCTCGGACCGCCTTTGTACAACCAAATTGAGTAATTTGCAGAACCTTTTGGACCAAAACCAGCATTTACTGCAAAATTTTCCATCGCTATAATATCCTCTTTACGATATACTTTGTCAGCATTTAACATCTTTTTACAAAATGCTCTTTCACCGCTTAAATTACCACTATAAACATAACGTGTTATGAAGTTTACACCATCAATAGTTTTGTCTTGTTCTTGACTTTTTATATTTGGTCTTGCAGTTCCTGTACTTACAAAATTCCATACTTTAGACAAAATAGATTTGTCTTCTTTTTTTGTATTTATAAGGTTTATTTCAGCATCTAATTCTTCTTCTGAATCATAATCTACTTCAGTTTCATCAATCATTAACC